TAGTGTATCAGAGGTAAATGGATTTTTACAAATGCTTGTAATGTCTGCCACTTTAATTTTCACAGTTATTCAAATTTATAAAGCACTTAAAAAATGAAACTACCTACGAATGGAGTGGCAAAAGATATCAGACATTTTGCAGGATCACTTTTAGTATTCTTTCTTGTTGTGGTTATTTTGTTTTATTTAACTAGATACGAAATACCAGACGAAAATTCACAAATAGTAAACACACTGATCGGTATGATTGCTGCGAGTATTGCAATGGTCATAGCGAGCATTACAGGAAGAAATCCCGATGACCTTGAAGCTGCTAAGAAAAAAATCAGTAACTTGGAAATGAAAATTGATATGTTAGTTGCATCAAAAGATATGTTAGAAAATATGTTAATCAAAGTACAAGACGATACGATTGATAGATTATTATTAAATAATACATTGGCGTACGATAGCAAAAATTATGGATGTCAAAACGAAAACTGCAAATGTCAAGGTACGAATTAAAACATTTTTCTTATGAAGAATTTGACAGCCCTGATGATATTGGCAGTGGTGATCTTATGGATGATGAATTTTTGGGGATGCTCGATGTTGCACGACAAATCGCCGATATACCATTTAAAATCAATTCAGGATACAGAACAAAAAAACACAATCAAAAGGTTGGAGGAAAATCGGATTCGAGCCATCTTATTGGCAAAGCAGCAGATATCGCATACACAGATTCACGACAAAGATGGATTATCATTACAGCATTACAAGACGCAGGATTTAATCGACTTGGCATTGCAAAAACCTTCGTACATACAGATAGTGACGAAACAAAATCACCAGACGTTATCTGGACTTACTGACACAGTAGGTAGCACTTTAATAGATGTCAAATAAAAAGAAATTTAAAGATACAGCAGTTGGTTCTTTCTTATTAAAAAAGATACCAAAAGTGGTTGGTGCGATTGCACAAGATACACCGGTTGGAAATGTCATAGAAGCAATTATTGGTGGTTCAGATATGACCACAGAAGATAAAGAAATAGCACTAGAAAAATTAAAACTAGAACGCACAGAAATGGATGGTGTTACCAAACGTTGGGTTGCAGATTCTAAAAGTGGTTGGTTAGCAAGTAATGTAAGACCGCTGACGTTAATATTCTTAACTGTAAGCTACGTTCTTGGTTGGTATATGGGTTATCCCTTAGATGAAATTACAGGGCTGCTTACGATCGTTATAGGCGGTTATTTCGGTAGCAGAGGTGTTGAAAAAGTATTTGGTGATAATAAACACAAATGATTTGTCCACATTGCGTAGCGGTCTGTTTAATTGGTTGTGCTGTATTGATTAAAAAAATTAAAAGAAAATAATATTTGCTATTATATATATAACAATATAAATATATAATATAATAAAAATATAATAATATATATATATATCAAGAAAAAAAATTGAAAAGAACTAGAAAATCTATTGTTAAGCAATTAGATACTTTATTTAGCCAATATATAAGATTGCGTAAAAGCAATAATGATATATCAGAATGTTATACTTGTAACAAGAAAGACCATTGGAAAAAACTACAATGCGGACATTTTATGTCACGCAAACATTATTCTACTAGATGGGATGAAACAAATTGTCAAGTACAATGTTATGCTTGTAATGTTGCTAGGTATGGTGAACAGTTTATATTCGGTAATAAACTTAATGAAGAATATGGATTAGACACTGCAGAAAATTTATCTATAAAATGCAGGCAAGTAGAAAAATTTAGCAACAATGATTTATTACAAAAAATAGTCCATTATAAAAACCTTTTAAAAGAATATTGTATTTGATATATAATCGCTACATTTGTTATACTGATCAACCTTTCTCACTGTTTGATTAGTTTCTTTTTTTCTATTGACAGGGCGGATTCACCATCCGCCTTTTTTTTTATTGACAATTTTTTTATAAATTAGTTGCAAATTTTAAATATATATTATGAAAGGAACTATTAAAGCAGTACAAAAGACAGGCACTTTTCAGGAATTGCAAAAGTACAATGTCACGTTCAATCATTCGCAAGGGGATAGTGTTTTATTTTTCTCAAAAAGCGAACCTACTGATGAAAACTTTCCATTGAAAGTAGGCACAGAAATCAATTACGAACTAAAGCCAAATGGTAATGGCAAAATAATTCGTGAGGATAATTTTACAAAAGCATTTAATCAAATGCCTAGTGGTAAAATAAACACAAATGATAGCATTCTTGCACAGGTGTGTTATAAAGCAAATATGGATGCGTTTGGAAAAGACTACAACGACAAAGTAGAACAACAAACAATAAAAGATTTTAAATGGATGAAAAATTTAATTATTAATGGACAATAAAGCAGAACACAAGTTTTTACCTTTTTACGTTAGAGCCGGTCAGTTTGATTGGATTAAAATGGAAAGGTCAGGTAAATTAGAAGAAATAATTACCTTTTACGAATCACTTCGTGATAAAGATGCAAATGGTAACCCTGTTAAAAGCAAAGACAAATGGGTTAACACACAAGTAAAAACTAGCAGAAAGACTGGAAAGTTTTTTGAAGTGCTAGTAGAATTTGAAAAAAAACCCGAGGTGAAATCTAGCGAACATATGCCGGATAGGGTTGAGAGTGATCTACCTTTTTAATTTAAGGGGGGTTTAATTACCCCCTTTTTTTTTATATTTATATTATGTTAATAGAATTCAGTGAGCAATTAGCCTATTTACAAAAAGTAAGATCAGGCGAAATCAAGACAGCTACAGGTCTTGGAATAAAAGATTTTGATGAACATTTTAGGTTTAAAAGTTCAAACTTCAATATTATATTAGGACACGCAAACGTTGGTAAAACGTCTATTGCTTTGTATTTAATGTTATTGTATAGCGTGTTACATCAAAAGAAGTGGTTGGTTTATTCTAGTGAAAACGAACCGTATAGTTTAATACGCAAAATGATTGAATTTTTAGAAAAAAAACCAATCAACAAAGTAACAGACAAAGGATTTGAAAAGTCTAGTGATTTTATAAATGATCATTTTAAATTTATAGACAATGGACAAATGTATACTTACAAAGATTTATTAGATTATGCAGATGCTATAAAACAAGCGTGGAATTATCACGGACTTTTTATTGATCCATATAACAGTCTTAAAAAAGACGCAGACCTATTAAAAAGCGTCGGTGGTCACGAATATGATTATACAGCTTGTACTGAATTTAGGATATTTTGTAAAAAGCATAACGTAACTATCTGGTTAAATACACACGCTAATACAGATGCATTAAGAAAAAAGCATAGCAATTTTGATGAATATGCAGGGCATCCTATTCCACCTATGGCAAGTGATGTTGAAGGTGGTGGTAAATTTGTTAATCGTGCAGATGATTTTATGGTAGTCCACCGTTACGTACAGCATCCATCTGATTATATGTACAGCTTTATACACATAAGAAAAGTCAAAGAAATAGAAACCGGTGGCAGACCGACTGCAATTAATAATCCTATACCAATAAAAGCATTACCTAACAATGTTGGATATTCTTTAAATGGTATTGATTTACTAGATACAGTTAAAACCCCGCAAAACCTACCATTCTAGCGTTATTATATAAGGTAAAAAAAAATTGCGTAACTTTCATATTAAAAAACTATGGGATTAGACGTGCAATTAATACCGATTTATGGTTGTGCATTAGGTGTTTTATATTACAATCCAAATCTAGAACCAGATCAACCAAACGTTGATGATGATGATTTTTACCATCAGTTAACAATTATGTTCGTGTTCTTTGGCATACATATTACTTGGTGGGATTTTTAGAATTATTATATAAAAAACATAAATTATGGATTCGTTATTTATTAAAAATGGGATGTCCAAAAGATTTGTGCGAAGATATAACACAAGAAATGTACATTAAGATTGATACATATCTAAAAAAAAACAACAACAATATAAAATATGGGGATGATGTTAACGTTTATTTTATTTATTTAACGCTAAGAAGTTTGTACACAGATTACCATCGCAAATTAAAGAACGTAAAAATGGTTGAAATAAACGAAACAATTTTAGGTGATATGGAAACAGAAGTTAGTAATGAAAATTTAGAAGATTACAATATAAACCTAGATAAAAAAATATCAATTGAAGAATGGTACAATGATCAACTGTATTTAGATTTACTAGAAAATGAAGATTTGCAAGATGTGAATTATACAAAAGAAGAACTAGAAAAATATTATTTAAGAAGAATTTTCAAAGAAGTATTTTATGATGATGTACAAGTATCAAAATTATCAAAGGATACTAACATTACGTATTGGAGTTTACGCAATACAATAAACATTATTAAAAAACAAATTAAAAAAAAATATGAAATTAGGAAACGTACTAGAAAAAATATTTAAATACACAGGCATTAAATGGCTTGTTGAAAAAATTGTTATTGATCTGTTAGGTTACAAATCTTGCGGATGTGATAAAAGAAAAGAAAAATTAAACCATATAAAAATAGACTTATGGAACTAGAAGATATAAAATGGTGGAAACAATTTAAAAAAAGATATGATGGAGTTAGACTTGATAGTGCCGATTTTGATGTTTTATGTAAATTACACGCTACTTATTTTAAGCATTCCTTTTACAAGCCTTGTAGTTGCAATGGCGGCAAAATTATTAAAGAATGGGCGCAACAACTAAATGAACGATATAAGATATACAAATGAATATAAAAGAAGTACATCTTTGGGAACAGGCAATTGTAAATGTTTTAAATCTTGATGGATGGGATTTGACTTGGTGTGGTGGAAAGTTTGAACATTACGATGCGGTAGGTGAAACATCAAAGGGGATACCCTGTGTTATTGAAATGAAGTTCAGGCAAAAGTATTACGAAACTAAAATGCTAGAAAAATATAAATACGATCAGTTGATGAATATGCCTGCTGATATGGTGAAGTTATATTTTGTAAATGATCCTAAAGCAAATTATTTGTTCTGGTTGAATAAAATAGATATGCCAGAAATAACGACCATAAATTGTCCAGATACTACGTTATGGACTAAAAAACGCACAGACAAAGATGTGTATATGCTTGAAGAAAGTGATGCTACAATAACGAATTTCAATATTAGTTATTAATTTTTTGTTAATAATTAAAATGTTTTTTATATATTTGTTTTATGGAAAAAAACGTAACAGATAGAAAAATTGATTTATTAAAAGCTATTGAATTTTCCAACGACTTTCAAATGCTTTCAGAGGTTTTATTAAAATGGAAAAAAGCCAAGCCTACTGAAACTATTGACAAACTAATCAATGCAACAATTAGAATGTATTATTATTCTTTTAATATGGAAGAAGAAGTCAGGCATATGCGTAAAATTGTAAGTGAATATCGTGCAGATAAAACTAGAGCAGTTGAACGTGCAAGGGTTGCAGATAAAAAAATAGAAACACTAGAAAAGAAACTTAAAACTTTAAAACTATGAAATACAACGGATGGTCAAATTATGAAACTTGGCGAGTTAATTTAGAAATGCTTGATGGTAGTCCAGAAATGGCTACGTGGAGTGAAGATGAACTAGAAGAATATTGTCACGAAATATTATCAGAACAAGGCGAAGGACTTTGTTTGGATTATGCAAATCATTTTTTACGTCAAGTTAATTGGCGGGAAACTAGAGAACATTTACACGATATGTATTGTTGCCACCATTGCAACGAACCTACCGAAGATGTTATGTGCGAACAATGTGAAGGCGAACAAGAAACAATGACTAGCTATGACAAAGGATAAAATGATTGATATCTACCATAAGATGGATATGTACGACAAAGAATTTATGATTGGGTTACTAGCAAAAGATATGTTTGTGCCTGTTGAAATAGATTATATGGATGGCGGAAAAACAGTATCACATTGTATGGATTTAAGCACAGAAAATCCTGTATGTTTTAATGGAGCACATTTACAATTAAATTTAGAAGGTTCAATTAAGGTAAGACCATCAGAATTATATGATGATGATTTTAGAGATTTACAAGATAAATTAATTAAAAATAGAAAAAATGGCGTATAAAAATAAAGAAGATCAAGCCAAAGCATCAAAACTTTGGTATGAACGAAACAAGGAATTAACCAAAAAAAGAACTGTTCAATGGAAAATTGATAACGCAGAAAAAGAAAAAGAACAAAGAAAGAATAGATATAGCAAAATAAATCCATTAACAGGAAAAAAAATCGGTGCTGAAGAACGACAGTTTTATAAAAAACAAAATCCAATAAACACAAAAAAAGTTGCAGGAAAATATAGAGATAAAAAAAGATTAAATCATTTTAATAAATTATTACAGAATTATATTCAAGATTATAAGAACGACTTTGATCAAGCAATTAAGCTCACAATTCATATTGAATTTTTAGATTTAATTTCAAAAGATAAATTTTTTAATTTACAAGTACTAAGGTCAACCACTTATGTGATTTGTAAAGATGAATTTTTTGGAGAATATTTACAAGATTTTTATCAATTAGAAGAATGGTTACAAAATAATTTTACAAAATCAGAAAGAAAAAGTTCTATAAAAATTTTATCACAAACTGGATTTAAAAGTTATCAAGACTATTATGCAGGAATAATACCAGATGTAGATACAAGCGACTTACCAAATTTTAACTTTAATTTATAATGGAAAAAAGTAAAAGACTAGATACAGACATAGTAGTTAGACGAACCTTGATAGATGGCACTTGGAAAATAACCATTGCCGAAACACAAAATGATTGGTGGATCAAAACAAAAAAAATAATAAATGATATTATTAGTTGATGCAGATTCTTTAATTTTTAGTGCGTGTTATCGTAAAAAATTGCACCCTGAAGATTACCCTTACTTTACAGAGTTACAAGATGCAGTTGCAAAATTTGATGAAGTATTCACATCAATGATAAATGACATTGAAGAAATGTACGAAGTAGATCGTGTAATCGTTTTTAATGGTGCTAGGGGAAACTTTAGAAAGATAATAACCCCTAAATATAAAGCGAACAGAAAAGATGCAGAAAAGCCGCCATTGTTATTTGATTTGCATAACTATGTATCAAAACAATATGATTCAATAAATGCACACGGAGTTGAAACAGACGATGCGGTTGCAAGATATTGGTTTGAAATATCAGAAGTGATGGGTAGGGATGAAGTAATGATTGTAAGCCTTGACAAAGATTATAAACAGTTTCCTTGCCTTTATTATAATTACCATCATAAGCATAAAGTAGTGTTGGATATAACACCAGAAGAAGCGAGATACAACTTCTATGAACAAATGATTGCCGGAGATACTGCAGATAATGTTAATTATTTTATTGGAAAAGGTGTTAAGTTTGCAAAAAATTATTACAAAGATTGTCAAACAGATTATCAATACAGAAGGAAATTGTACGAATTATTTAAACAAGAATACAAATCAAAAGCAAAAGAAAAATATTCTGAATGCTATAATTTATTAAAATTAAGAACTAAATGAAATTTACGGAGATACAAAAATATGTCAACGAACATTTTAAACTAGACATCACAAAAAAAACTAGAATTAAAAATTATGTAGAAGCACGATATATTTATTTCAAACTATGTCAAGACTTTGGAGAAACCAGAACCCTATCTGCAATAGGAAAAAGTATTAACAAAGATCACGCTACGGTATTACACGGATTAAAAACAATTAGCGATTGGATTCTTTATGATCAAAAACTTTTAAATGATTACGAAACATTATATAAATTTTTAAGGAAAATAAATAATATAAAATCATCTAAAGAAACTTTGTATTTTTCATTGGCAAAAAAAATGGATAAAATGAATTCAACTATAAAAAAACTAGAAACAAAAGTCAAAGAATATGAAAGTCAAAATCACTGAAATAAAAACAAATCCTGATAATCCTAGATTAATAAAGGATAACAAGTTTAAAAAACTAGTACAAAGCATTAAAGAATTTCCAGAGATGCTAGAGAAACGACCTATTGTTGTAGATGAAAATATGATGATACTTGGTGGCAATATGCGATTTAAGGCAAGCCAAGAACTAGGATTAAAAGAATTATACGTTATAAAAGCAGAGGGTTGGAATGATGAACAGAAAAAACAATTTGTAATAAAAGACAATACAAATTTTGGACAATGGGATTATGATCTATTGGCAAATGAATGGAATATACAAAATTTAGATGATTGGGGTGTGTCTGTGCCTACAATTAAAAACACAGAATTGTTATCAAATTTAAAATATAAATCAATGTATTATGAACCAAAAAAAATTGATGATATTAATTTAGAAGATTGTATTGATTTAGATAAATATAATCAAAAAATAAAAGCGTTAGATGATTATAATATAAGTGATTCTTTTAAAAACACATTAACAAAATTTGCTTATAGATTTATAAAAATTGATTTTGAATTTGTTGCAAATTATTATTATTTTCAAGCTAGCGATGAAGAAAAAAAAGCCATAGAACGATTGCGTTTAGTTTTAACTGACGATGGTGTGGATGGTTTTATTCAAGATGATTTATTAAGAATATTAAGTGTAACTGATCAGGATTTAAAATGATTGATATTTTTATACCTAGTTATAAGCGTGCAACAAATATTAAAACAGCTAAATACTTTGTTAAGAAAGGTTATAATCCAAAAAAAATTCACGTTATAATTGATAATGAAACACCAGATTTAGAAGAATATAAAAAAAAGACTAAAGAATTAGGTATCAATCTTCATATTTTTAATATTGAAATCGCAAGAAAACAATATGATTTTGTACATCGACAAAGTAAAAGCAGGCGTGCAGCAGGAATGTCAAGAAATATGTTTTATGAAATTTCAAAAAAACTAGGAATTAATTTTTATCTAGTAATTGATGATGATACATTACAATATGAAATTAAACCATTTGCAATATATACTCGAGGTGCTGTTTTAGAAGATTTAATTAATGTATTTGAATTAATTAAAAAATTTATGTTAAAAAGAAATATAGGATTATTTGGATTAAGTCAAACAGGTGATATGTTTAGTGTGCCAGATACAAAAATTTTACGTAATAAAGTAATGAATACAACTTTTTACAATACAAAATATATTTATAAAGGCGAAAAAGCTATTCAAGATAATGATACAAGCCAATTCGTTCACGTTATGAATGAAGGATATTTTACAGGAAGTCTTGCAACAGGTTTAGCGTTAAATCCTGAAATGTCAGCAAAACAAATTGGTGGTTTAACGGATTTGTATAAAGAAAATAAATTGTTAAATAAATCATTGATTATTCCAATACAATTCCCAAGTTTGTGTTATGCAGAAAAACAACAAAAAAATGGTGGCAGATTACATCACCGTATATCAAATAAACATTTATTTCCAAGAATAATTAAAAGCAATAGATCAAACATCGCTTGGGATTCTTATCCAGAAGATAAAAAGTTTACTAATAAACCTAAAAGAAAATGAACAAAAGCGAACACAAAAAAAAGGCATTATTAGAAGCGTTAGAAAAAACACTAGGGGTTGTTACAACAGCTTGTAAACAAGTAGGTGTAGGTAGAACTATGTTCTATGAATATATGAAAGATACATTATTTGCAAAACAAGTAGATGACATATCAAATATTGCACTAGACTTTGCTGAAAGTCAACTGCATAAACAAATACAAGATGGTAACACAGCAGCTACTATATTCTATTTAAAAACAAAAGGCAAACGTAGGGGTTATGTAGAACGTCAGGAAATAACAGGTGCAGAAGGATTACCAAATGACATAAAAATTGAGATCATTAGAAACAACGATAGCGACTAATGTAGT